ATGGCCACTGCCATGACCGACACTGCCACCGCTGCCGAGCCCGTCGACCTGCTCGCCAAGTTCGATCCGATCATCCAGACCCGCGAGCAGCTGCTTGCCGCGGGGGTCGAGGATCCTTTCAATCTGGTGATGGAGCAGGTGCTCTCTCCGACGCGGGCGATCTGCAACGGGCGCGACACGATCCTGCTTGGCACCTATAACTATATGGGCATGACCTTCGACCCCGACGTGATCGCGGCGGGCAAGGCGGCGATGGAGGATTTCGGCGCGGGGACGACCGGCAGCCGCGTGCTCAACGGCACCTTCCGCGACCACCGCGATGTCGAAGCCGCGCTGCGCGATTTCTATGGCATGGACCATGCGATGGTCTTCTCGACCGGGTACCAGGCCAATCTCGGGATCATCTCCACGCTGGCGGGCAAGGGCGATTACATCATCCTCGACATCGATAGCCATGCCTCGATCTGGGATGGTTGCGCGATGGGCAATGCCGAGGTCGTGCCGTTCAAGCACAACGATGTCGAGGCTCTGGAAAAGCGCTTGAAGCGCATCCCCGAAGGTGCGGGCAAGTTGGTGGTGCTCGAAGGCGTCTATTCCATGATGGGCGACGTTGCCCCGCTCAAGGAAATGGTGCGCGTCTGCAAGGAAAACGGCGCCATGGTGCTGGTCGACGAGGCCCACTCGATGGGCTTCATCGGCGAGCATGGCCGCGGCGTTGCCGAGGAACAGGGCGTGCTCGACGATGTCGATTTCATCATCGGCACCTTCTCCAAGAGCGTCGGCACGGTCGGTGGCTTCTGCGTTTCGAACCACCCGAAGTTCGAAGTGATGCGCCTGGTGTGCCGCCCCTATGTCTTCACCGCCGCCCTGCCGCCGAGCGTGATGGCGTCGAGCGCCACCTCGATCCGCAAGCTGATGCACGGCGGCAACAAGCGCGCGCACCTGTGGGAGAACAGCCGCACGCTGCACGGCGGCCTCAAGGCGCTGGGCTTCAAGCTTGGCACCGAGACCCCGCAGAGCGCGATCATCGCGGTGATCATGCCCGACCTGGAGCGCGGCGCGATGATGTGGGAGGCGCTGCTGAAAGAGGGCCTCTACGTCAACCTCGCGCGTCCCCCGGCGACACCGGCGGGCATGACCCTGCTGCGCTGCTCGCTGTGCGCGGAGCATTCCGCGGAGCAGGTTCAGACCATTCTCGGCATGTTCGAGCGGGCGGGCAAGGCGATCGGGATTATCTGATCGCGGCCGCGTGAAACCCGGTTGCCTTTTGATTTTGCGACGATAGTTTGCCCCTGTTGCTTCAGGGGTCGCTTTCCATGAGTTGTATGTCGTCGATACGTCGCGCTGCCTTGGGCGCGTGCACAAGCGTGTCTGCATTGGTGCTTTCGGGTTGCGGCGGAGGCGACGGCGGTTCGAGTTCCCCGCCAACTGTGGTCGTCCCGACCCGTCCCAGCTTCACCTCCTCCGCCACGCCGAGCGTTGCCGAAAACACGACCGGGGTGTTCTACACGGCGACTGCCACTGATCCGCAGGGCGACCCGATCGCCTTTTCGCTGTTTTCGGGCGCCGATGCGGACAAGTTCGTGCTCGAAAACAATGGCGGTCTGCGATTCAACCAGACACCCAATTTCGACCTTCCTGTCGATGCCAATCTCGACAATGTCTACGAGGTGACCCTGCGGGCGACCGCGGGGGGCGAGACCACGGATCTTGCCATGCGCGTGCGCGTCACTAACGATGTCGAGGGCATCCGGGTCACGCGCGTCGCCAGCGGCATCGTCGATCCCGTTGCATTCGCACGGGTGCCCGGGGAGGAAACGCTTCTCGTGGCCGAAAAGAGCGGTCGCGTGATGCGGTTCAATTCGGCAACCAATGCGGTCAGCGAAGACACCTTCGTGCGTGACAACCGTCGGCCGGGTGAGGTTCTGGCGATCAGCTACGGCTTTGAGGCCAATATCTGGCAGGAAGGCATCTATCTTGTCACGCACAGCCCTGCCGACGGGCTGATGGTGCAGGCGTTCAACCCTGCGCGCGGCACGACCGGTTTTGCGACGCTCGGGCCGGCCTGGAGTGCGCCGACGACCGCAACGATGATCCTCAGCGGCTCGATCTTCGTTGCCGTCGGCTCACCGGCGGAAAGCGATGCGCAGAATGCCGCGACCCCTTACGGTAAGCTGATCGAACTGCCCTTCATCGACCCCTATGCAGGAGCCAGCGTGCTGCCGTCCGATGTGGTGAACATCCGACCGCGGATCATCGGCGACGGGATCAGGCAGCCGGGCGGTTTCTCGATCGGGTTCGGCGGACTGTTTCTCGCCGACCGCGGAGGTACCCGCGAACACGAATTGACGAGCTTCCTGACGAACGCGCGCCCGCTCGATTTCGGTTGGCCCTTTTACGAAGGCGCGCAGGAAACGCGCGCGAACCCGCCTGCTGCGGTGAACGGGCCGACGCTGGTCTATCCGTTCGGCACCGGCATCAGGCAGGGCACCGGGATCGTGGCCGGCCTCATCAATGACTACCGATTCCTCCCGGGCGGCGGGGACGCCTATATTTTCGCCGATATCAACGGCACGATTTTCTCGGTTCCCACCCCGCGGCTGTTCGACGGCTTCCGGCACACAACCAATGTCTTCGAGAACCGCAGCGAGGATTTCGCACCCGATTTCGGCAAGATCGACAGTCCGGTCGGTTTTGCACCGGGTTCAGGCACGGACCACTTCTTCATTCTCGACCGCGACGGCGAGATCTTCAAGGTGTCGCAGCGCGCTGGCTGATTGCGGCCTGACGCAGGCGCCTCAATTGATCGTCACGATCCCGTCGACGGCACGCCATTCCTGCGGGCCGATCAGGTGCTTGTGCGCGACCCGGACCGAATGCAGCACCGCATCGATCTCGCGCCGCCAGAAGGCGAGGAAGCGGTCAAGCTCGGGGAAGCTCGGCGCGACGTCGTATTGTTGCATCACGAATTGCTGCAGCAGGCTGCGGTGATCGGGCATGTAGTAATGGATCTGCACCGTGGTGAGGCCATAGCCCTGCATCTGGGCAAGAAACGCGCGATCCGACATCAACTCTCCTCCTGAGGCATTTGAAGAAAGCGGATGTCCAGAATTCGCATGAATCGATTAACCGTCAATGAAATGGCGCAATTTCATTGTTGAAAGCGGGGAACGCCTTTGCAGACATCATAGAGCCCAACGCAGGCCGACATAACGCTAACGCCACCGCGATTAACCTATTTGGTTATTTCGATTGACATCGTAACGCTCTTTGGTTAGAAGAAGGCATAGTCGAGAAATAGCGATTCGCCAGCAGGCGGCCTTCCCCCGGAAGTGCCGCCTTTTTGATGTTCCCACAGGGAGACCTGCCCGTGGCAAAATCCGATCCCGAGCGGACCAGCGCCGACACGCCTGAAGGCGGCAGTGCGAACTGGAGGGCGCTCTTTATCGAAGTGCTCGCCATCACCTCCAGTCTCGAGCTTGCTGCCGCGGCTGCGGGCGTCGCACCCGCCCGTGCCTGCGCGGAGCGGCGGCGCGATCCGGATTTCGCTCGCGAATGGAGCGCAGCGCTGGCCGAAGGATATGTGCATCTCGAGCTCGAGATCGTCCGGCGGCTGCGTACGGGTGACTTCAAGACGGTCGACGCCGAGAAATATGATTTTGCCAACGCCATTCGCCTGCTCACTGCGCACCGTGACGCCTCGGCGCGCGGGGGAGGTCAGGTTCGCCACGTCACCGCCGCCGAGGTGCGCGCCTCGATCGACCGGAAGATCGAGGACATCCGGCGGCGCAAGGCGCGGATCGAGGCCGATGCCGGTGCGCCTTCGTGACCGAACCCTTCGAATGGTTGCTCCGCCACCCCTGGGCGCACGGCGAAGCAGTCAGCTCCATGAGTCAGGACGAGCGGGACAGCTTCGAATACCTTTGGGAATACACCGCCCGCGCCAATCAGCTGCCGCCGCCGGGTGACTGGCGCATCTGGATGATGCTGGCAGGCCGCGGTTTCGGCAAGACGCGGTCGGGCGCGGAATGGGTGCGGATGATCGCCGACAGCCAACCTGTCGCGCGCATCGCGCTGGTATCCTCCTCGCTGGCCGAAGCGCGCGCGGTGATGGTCGAGGGCGAAAGCGGCTTACTCGCGATCTACCGTCCCGATCACAGGCCGCACTTCGAGCCCTCGCTCAACCGTCTGCGCTTTCAGAACGGGGCGCAGGCCCAGCTTTTCTCCGCCGCCGAGCCCGAAGGCCTGCGCGGGCCGCAGCACAGCCATGCCTGGTGCGATGAGATCGGCAAGTGGCCGCTGGCGCATGAGCGCGCCACGCGGTGCTGGGACAATCTGCTGCTCGGGCTGAGGCTGGGCGATGATCCGCGCATCGCCGTCACCACCACCCCGCGCGCCGTGCCATTGGTGCGCCGGCTGGTGGCGCAGTCCGAGGCGGGCGAGGAGGTGATGATCACCCGCGGCTCGACCCACGACAACGCCGGGCGGCTGCCTGAACGCTTCCTTCAGGCCATCGCCAGCGAATTTGGCGAAACCCAGCTTGCCCGGCAGGAAATCGATGGGGAATTGCTGGAGGATATCGAAGGCGCCTTGTGGACCCGCACGCTGCTCGAACAGGCACGCGAACGGGCTGCCTATCCGATCGCGGCGCGGATCGTGGTCGCGGTTGATCCGCCGGCCAGCGCGGGCGGGGACGAATGCGGGATCATCGTAGCGGGGCTCGGCCCGGACGGCATCGGGCGGGTGCTGGCGGATTGCTCGGTCAGCGGCGCGGCGCCCGGTGAATGGGCCCGCAAGGTTGCCGAGGCAGCGCGCGAATGGGAGGCCGACCGGGTCGTGGCCGAAGCCAACCAGGGCGGCGCCATGGTCGACAGCGTGCTGCGCGCCGCCGATCAGGCACTTCCGGTCAAGCTGGTGCATGCCAGCCGCGGCAAGATCGCCCGCGCCGAACCGGTCGCCGCGCTCTATGAGGCCGGCCGGGTGCGCCATGTCGGGATGTTCCCGCGGCTGGAGGATCAGCTGTGCGGGATGCTGGTGGGCGGAACCTACGCCGGCCCCGGCCGCAGCCCCGACCGCGCCGACGCGCTGGTCTGGGCGCTGACCGAGCTGATGCTGGGCAAGGCCGCACGGCCAAGCGTCACGGCGCTGTGACAGGGTGAAGGTCGGCCTCGCGCGCCAGCATATCGAGGACCGCCTCGTAGTGCTTATCGGCTTTCGCGTTGAAGACTAGGTGCAGACCGATCGGAAAGAACGCGAGCGCCAATGCAGCGCCGATCATGACCAGCACTCCAACACCGTCATCGTTGGTGACGCCAATGATGAGCGCGGTGACGCAAAACAACGTCAGGAAAAGATACCACACTATCAGGAACGCCTGCAGGACAGGCGGCGCGCCATACACCGTGTGGAGCTCAGTCGCGCGGCCCTGTTCGACAAACCGCCCGCGAAACACCGGCCGAAACCCGTTGCTGAACAGCGGAATGTCCCACGCAAGTCGCAAGCGGCCAAAGAACATGCCGCCTGAGATGCCGCGATTCATGAAACCGAAACGCGACGGGACGGCGCGCTTGATCCGCTCGATTGCCCGATCCTTGCGGTGCGGTGTGCGTAGCACCAGCCGCCGCCCGAAAAGGTATTCCCTTAGCGTCACGTCCCTGTCTCGCGGTTGATGCCCGTGCGCAAGGATTAGCGCCGCCTTCCGGCAAAACAAAGGAATTTCCATGTCATTCCTCACCAATCTCCGCTCCGCCTTCAAGGGCGGGGAGCGCGCTCGTGTGCCCCTGGCGGGCACCATTGCGCAGGGCTGGTTTCCGGCCTTCGAGCAGGGCCCGGCCCCGCGCGGCTATGAGTACACCCGCGGCATTGCCGAGGGATTTCTTGCCAATCCCATTGCCCAGCGCTCGGTGCGGCTCTTGGCCGAGGGCATCGGGCAGGCCCCGCTGCATTGCTCCGACCCGCAGCTGGCCGCCCTCGTCACCGCGACCAGCGCGGGGCAATCGCTGATTGAGACTCTCGCGGCGAACCTGCTGCTGCACGGCAATGGCTATGTGCAGATCCTGAAGGATGCCAGCGGCGTGCCGTTCGAGCTGTTCGCGCTGCGCCCTGACCGGGTGCAGGTCGTGCTCGACCGCAATGGCTGGCCCTGCGCCTATGATTACACAGTGACGGGCGAGGCCACCCGCCTCGCGATCGAGGACGAGGACGGCTGGCCGGGGATGATCGCGATCCGGGCGATGCACCCGCTCGACGATCACCGCGGCGCGGGCGCGCTTGAGGCGGCCTGGCAGGCGGTGCTGATCCACAATGCTGCCACCGCCTGGAACCACTCGCTGCTGGAGAACGCCGCCCGCCCCTCGGGCGCGCTGGTTTACGAGACGGGCGACGGGGCGACGCTGGCGCACGAACAGTTCGAGCGGCTGAAGCGCGAGCTTGATGTCGCCTTCTCGGGCGCGGCCAATGCCGGCCGGCCCATGCTGCTCGACGGCGGGCTCAAGTGGCAGACCATGGCGCTCTCGCCCGCCGACATGGACTTTGCCACGCTCAAGAGCGCGGCCGCGCGCGACATCGCGCTCGCCTTCGGGGTGCCGCCGATGCTGCTCGGCCTCCCGGGCGACAACACCTATGCCAATTACCGCGAGGCAAGCCGCGCGCTGTGGAGGCTGACGCTGCTGCCGCTGGCCGAAAAGCTGTTCGCCGCCCTGCGCGAAGGGCTCGCCCCGTGGTTCCCCGATGCCGAGTTGCGGATCGATCTCGATCGCGTCCCAGCCCTGTCGGAAGATCGCGAGCGGCTGTGGTCGCAGGTCTCCGACGCCGATTTCCTCAGCCGCGCCGAAAAGCGCCAGATGCTGGGCCTGCCGCCCGAGGAGACTGCCCAATGAGCCGTGAAGACATTCTTGCCAGCCTGATGGCGCAGGCGCGTGAAGAGGGGGCCGAATTGGTCACCTTGCGCGGTATCGTGGAGGAAGCCAGCGCGCTCGCCACCGACCGGGTGCTGGAGCGGCTGGGGCTCGGCGATCCGGGCGCGATCGGCGACCTCGGCGAGTTGCGCGAACTGCTGCGGGCCTGGCGCGATGCCAAGACGAGCGCGTGGAAGGCGTTTGTCGACTGGATGATCCGCGGGATGCTCGCCCTGCTGCTGATCGGGATCGTGGTGCGGCTCGGCGCGTGGGACAGGCTGTGAGCGGCGCGCCCTTTCGGTTCGCGGGCTATGCCGCGCTGTTCGACATTGCCGATGCCGCGCGCGACACGATCCGCCGCGGCGCCTTCGCCCGCACGCTCGCCGCGCGCAAGGGGCCACTGCCGCTGTTCTGGCAGCACCGCCCCGATCAGCCGATCGGCCTGATCGAGCACGCCAGCGAGGATGCCCGCGGACTGAGGGTGATCGCCCGGCTCGACCGGCCCCACAGCCGCGCGGTGCAGCTGCTCGCGCAAGGGGCGGTGCGCGGGCTCAGCTTCGGCTTTCGCACCCGCAGCGCCCGCCAGACCGCCACGGGGCGCGAATTGCTGGAGCTCGACCTGTTCGAGGTCAGCCTCGTCACTCACCCGCTCCACCCGATGGCGCGCGTCCACCTGATCCGTTGAATACCTTCAACGCTTCCGTTCCCCGCAGGCCGCCACTGGGGCGGCCTATTTTCTGCCCAACCGAAAGGCCACTGCCCCATGGACAATGCCCCCACCACCCCCACCGACGCGCTGGATGCGAGCTTCGACATCGTCGCGCGCCAGGATCAGGCCGAAGCGGACATCACCGCGCTGCGCGGCGATGTCGATGAAGTGAAATCGCGGCTCGACAAGGTCGCCCGCGCCGCCACCCGCCCGGCGATGGGCGGCAGCGGCGCGCCTGCCGAGGCGGCGGAGGTCAAAAGCTTCGTCGATGGCTATCTGCGCCGCGGCCAGGAAACCGAGCTGAAATCGATCAGCGGGATGACGCCGGGTGACGGCGGGTATGCCGTGCCGCGCCAGATCGACGCCGCGATCGCGGCCGAACTGGTCGACATCAGCCCGATCCGCGCCATCGCTCAGGTGGTGCAGACCGGCACCGCAGGCTATCGCAAACTGGTGGCGACCAGCGGCATCGCCTCGGGCTGGGTCAGCGAAGTCGCCGGGCGGCCTGAGACCGGCACGCCCAAGTTTGCCGAAATCGCCCCGCCCGCGGGCGATCTCTATGCCAACCCCGCCGCCAGCCAGGCGATGATCGACGATGTCGCTTTCGATCTCGAAAGCTGGCTGGCAGGCGAAATCGCGACCGAATTCGCCCGGGCCGAGGGCAGTGCCTTCGTCAAGGGCAGCGGTCTGGGCCAGCCCGAGGGCTTCCTCACCGCCCCCAAGGCCACGGCAGAAGATGGCGTGCGCGCCTTCGGGACGATGCAATATATCGGCAGCGGCAGCGCCACCGGGCTCGGCACCGGGCTCGACGGCAAGCTGATCGACCTGATCCACGCGCTCAAGTCGGGCCACCGGCAAGGGGCGGTGTTCGTCATGAACTCCGCGACGCTCGCCAGCGTGCGCAAGCTCAAGACGTCGGACGGGGCGTTCCTGTGGCAGCCGGGGATGGTTGAAGGTCAGCCCGACCGCCTGCTCGGCTATCCGGTGGTCGAGGCCGAGGACATGCCCGATGTGGCGGGTGGCAGCTTCCCGATCGCCTTCGGGAACTTCCGCAACGGCTATCTCATCGCCGAGCACAGCCCGACCCGGATCCTGCGCGATCCCTTCACCAACAAGCCCTTCGTCCACTTCTACGCGACCAAGCGGATCGGCGGGAAGGTGCTGGATTCGAACGCGATCAAGCTGCTCAAGATCGAGGCCTGACGCCCCGTTCCTGACGACCGGCGGGGCCGCGTGCCCCCTTCGCCCCCGCCGGTCTCTCGCGCCCGCATCGCCCCAGGCCGATCCCCCGCCTGTTGCGCGCGATGCGGGCGCACTTCTTGTGGATCACATTCAGGGAGACACCGCGATGCAGCGGACAATCGTGCAGCCCCCGGTGCCGGGCGAGCCTGCGCTGGCGGAGCTCAACCACTGGCTCGGGATCAGCCGCCCCAACGACGACGAAGCGCTGGTCGGTCTGCTCGATACGGCGGTGACCATTTGCGAGGCCTTCACCGGCAAAGCGCCGCTGCGCCAGACGGTGGAGGAAATCATCCCCCTTTCGGCCCAGTGGCAGGAACTGGTCTCGCGCCCGGTGATCGCGGTGACGGCGGCTTCGGCCATCGCGGCGGACGGCACGCGCGCCGATCTCGGCCCGCTGTCCGAAGCGCTCGAATGGCGGATCGCGGCGAGTGCCTGCATCCGCCTGCTGCGCCCGGTCGAGGGCGAGCAGCTCGCCCTGCAACTGACCGTGGGCATCGCCGCCGACTGGGCGGGCTTGCCCGCGCCCCTGCGCCACGGGATCATTCGCCTCGCCGCACATTACTACCGCGACCGCGAGAGCAAGGGCAGCGCCGCGCCCCCGGCCAGCGTCACCGCCCTGTGGCGGCCGTGGCGCGAGCTGCGGCTCGCATGATCCGCGCCGCCGCCCGCACCGCCGGGCTCGTCCAGCGCCTTCGCGCGCGCGCCGCCGACACCGCGGCGCGGCGTGTCGCCTCCCTGCGTCGCAGGTCCGCACGCGCCGACTGGCATTCGCCCGCCGCGCTCTGGCCCGACCTTTTCGGAGACCTCCGCGATGGAAAATGACCTGCGCGCCGCCCTGATCGCCTGGCTTGCCGCCGACCCCGCTCTCGCCGGCCTCAACGCCATCGAGGAGGAGGCCCCGCTCAGCGTGACGCCGCCGTGGCTCGGCATCGCTGCCAGCGCCTCGACCGACTGGGGCACCAAGGACCGCCCGGGCCGCGAGGTGCGGATCGCGCTTGAGCTCGAAAGCTACACCGATCTGACCGCCGGCGACGCGTCCATGCTCGGCGCGATCGAGCGACGTGTGCTTGACCTGCCGCCGTTCCATCCCGGCTTCGAACTCGCCTCGATCCGCTTCCTGCGCGCGCGCAGCGAGGCCCGCAGCGACAACCGCCGGGCGGCGCTGCTCGAATACCGCATCCGCCTTTTCGCACCGCTTTAGGAGTAACCCATCATGCCCGCACAATCCGGCGCCGCCTTCCTGCTCAAGATCGCCGACGGGGCCTCGCCCCCCGCCTATCAGACCATCGCGGGCCTGCGCACCACGCAGATGTCGATCAACGGCGACACGGTGGTTGTGACCCACAAGCAATCGGGCGGCTGGCGCGATCTGCTGTCCGGGGCGGGCACCCGCTCGGTATCGGTCAGCGCGGCGGGGATCTTCCTCGGCAGCACCGCCGAGGGCACGGTGCGCGCCCACGCCCTGGCCGGAACGCTCGACGATTACGAGCTGTCCTTCGAGGATGGCGAAAAGCTGCGCGGGCGGTTTCTCGTCCAGCGGCTCGACTATGCCGGGGATTTCAACGGCGAGCGCAGTTACACGCTCCAGCTCGAAAGCTCCGGCCCGGTGGCCGCGGCGTGAGGCCGGGCGCCAATTCCCTGCGCGGCGAAACCGCGCTGACCGTGGCGGGCGTGAGCTACGTGCTGCGCCCGAGCTTCGAGAGCCTCGTTCTGGCCGAGGCCGAGGTCGGCTCGCTCTTCGCGCTGGTTGAACGCGCAGCGGCAGGCGGGCTGACCCTGACCGAGATGACCGCGCTGCTGTGGCACTGCCTGCCTCCCGAAAACCGCCCCGATCGCGTTGCGGTCGGGCAGGCGGTGCTGGCGATGGGACTGATCGGCGCGACCCAGCCGGTGCGCGCGGTGCTCGCGCAGGTGCTCAAGGGCGAGGCATGAGCGCGATGTTCGCTGATGCCGCCGCCCGCTGGTGTGCGCTTGCCGCACGCCTGCTCGGGTGGCGGCCGGGCGAGTTCTGGCAGGCGACCCCGGCCGAACTGGCGATGGCCCTCGCCGCCCCTGACGATCCCGCCGCCCCCCTTCCGCCAAGCCGCGAGGCAATCGCCCGCATGATGGAGCGCGACGCTCATGAATGACAATTTCGAAGACCTCGTGATCGACGTGCGCGCGCGCACCGATGGCTTTGCCAGCGATGTCGAGGCGATGCGCCGCACGCTCGACGGGTCGCTGCTCGATGGCTTCGCCCGCGCAGGCGATGTGCTGGAGCGCGGCCTGCTGAGCGCGCTGCGGCGCGGGAGCCTGGGGTTTGACGATTTGAAGCGCGTCGCCTTCAGCGCGCTGGGCGAAATTGCGAGCTATGCGATCCAATCCGGGATCAGCAGCCTGTTCGGCGGCGGGGGCGGGAGCAGCGGGGGTGCGAGCGGGCTCGGCAATCTCCTCGGCCAGTCGCTCGGCACGCTGCTTGGTCTGCCGGGGCGCGCAACCGGCGGCCCGGTCTCTCCGGGACGAGCCTATCTGGTTGGCGAGCGCGGGCCCGAGGTGTTTGTGCCGACCGCTTCGGGGCGGGTCGAGACGGGCGCGGCGCCGGGCCGCGATGTGCGTGTCGCCATTCAGGTCGCCGTGCCGCGCGGACAGGCCGCGCCGACCGCGATGCAGCGCTCCTCCCGCCAGATCGCCAGCGCCGTCCGCCGCGCCCTGCAACAAGCCTGATCGAAGGAACACCGCCTATGGCATTCTGGCTCGCCCGCGAACGCCGCGCGCAGGAAAGCACCTTCATCCAGCGCTTCGATCCGCGTTTCTGGACCGTCAATTTCCCCCGCCCCGCCATGGCGAGCGTGGTCACGACCGGGCCGGACAGCTTGCGGGTCGATGTCGAGCTGCATCACGCGGGCGAGCTTGTCGGGCTGATCTGGGAGAGCATCGACAGTCTGGATCACCCACTGCTCGCCTATGCCACCGACCGCGATTATGTGCACACCACTCTGAGCTTCCGCTGGCAGTCGCAAGGCGTGATCGCGCTCGATCAGCCCAATGGCCCGACGCTTACGATCGAGGGGCGCGATGCCGCAGGCACCCCGCGCACCTGGTATGTCCGGTTGTGGAACTATGCCACTGGCACGCCAAACGACGCGCGGATCACGCTGCCGTTCTCAGCGCTTGAGAGCGGCTACGGCCTGCCGGGCGAGCCGATCTTTGCCGGCGATATCGACCGCATGTTCATTTCGCTGGTCGCCCCCGGCTTTGTCGCGGGAAGCCCCGCGCCACTGCCTGCGCGGTTCAACGGCTCGGTGGTGATGTCCGAGATCCGCGCCGACGGCGCGCGGGCGATGCTGGAGCTGGGCGACGTGCTGGTGCCGCCACATGGGACACGCATGGCGACTGCCTATGACGACGGTTACAACCAGACTCCGGCCCGGCTGCTTCGCACGATCACCGGACTCGGCTACCGTGACGATATCGTCCACTATGTCGGGATGAGCCACTTCATGCGGCTTGCCCGCGTGCCGGAAGGCAATCTGGCGGCAGCGGTAGACGGCGCGCTGTGCACGCCTGCGACCGCATGGCACGCAAGCTATTTTACACTCGCCAAGGCGGCGGGGTTCGAAGTCATCGCGTCGCTGTCCTATGAATTGTTCGATGCCTATTGCCCCGCCAGCTGGAAACAGCGGACCGCCAGCGGCGCACCTGCGCTGACGGGATGGGTGCCGCCCTCGACCCTGCTCTCGCCCGCAAACGCGCAGGCGATGGGCTGGCTGCACGATGTCGCGGCAGACTTTGTCGGGTTGCTCGAAGCAGCGGGCCAGCCGGTGCGGTTCCAGATCGGCGAGCCGTGGTGGTGGGTCACCCCCGCGCGCGAAATCTGCCTGTATGACGATGCCGCCAAGGCTGCTTTCGGCGGCAATCCGCCGGTCATCGCCGATATCGCCACGCCGCAGAGCCCTGCCGCCATCGTGCTGCTCGATGCCGCAGGCGCGCTCCTCGCGCAATCGACCGCCGCGCTGACCGCCGCCGTTCGCGCGGCTTCGGGGGGTGAGGCCGAGGTGCTGTTGCTTGCCTTCACCCCGACCATTCTCGCTCCCGAAACGCCCGAACTCTTCCGCGCCAACCTGCCGAGCGGCTGGGCCCACCCGGCTTTCGACCGCTTGCAACTGGAAGATTACGACTGGCTCACCGCCGGGGCCGATGCGGCACGGCGGGCGGCCTATGCCTTCGTCGACGAGCGGCTCGGCTACCCGCTGTCAGGTCAGGACTACCTCGCAGGCTTCGTGTTCGACCCCGCCGATGCCGAGACCTTCTGGCCGCGCATCGACGCCGGGCTCGACGAGGCCGCCGTGCGCGGTGTCACCCGCCGTTATGTGTGGGCGCTGCCGCAGGTCAGCCGCGATGGTTACACCCGCCTCCCCCTTTCCCCGGAGCCCGCCATGGACCCCTTTGACGACGTGCTGTACCCCTTCGCCCTGGGCCGCAGCGCTTCGGTCGCGCCCGAATTCTCGACCTCGATCGCGGTCACCGCATCGGGGCATGAACGGCGCAATTCGCTGTGGTCTGATGCGCGGCTGCATTTCGACGTCGGGCCGGGTATCCGCTCGGAGACCGAGCTGTCCGAACTGATCGCCTTCTTCCGTGCCCGGCGCGGGCCGGCGCGGGGGTTTCGGATCATGGACCCGTTCGACAACAGCTCCAACGGGATGACCGGTTCGCCGACCATGCTCGACCAGCTGATCGGCAACGGTGACGGGGTGCGCGCCGATTTCCAGCTGGTGAAGGCCTATGCCGGACCCGAGCCCCAGATCCGCCCGATCACGCGCCCCCGCGCCGCGACGCTGCTAGTCAGCATCGGCGGCGCGGCCAGCACCGCCTGGACGCTCGGCGAGAACGGGGTGCTGCGTTTCCTCGCCGCCCCGCCCGCCGGCGCCGAAGTGCGCGCCGGCTTCCGCTTCGATGTGCCGGTGCGCTTTGCCGAAGACCGGCTCGATGTCTCGGCGGTCAGCTTTGCTGCGGGCGAGGCACCTTCCGTGCCGCTGATCGAGATTCGGGAGAGCGCGTGATGCGGGTGTTCTTCGACCGCGAGCTCGATACGGTTGCGACCTTCTGGCGCATCTTCCGCCGCGACGGCGTGGCGCTCGCTTTCACCAGCCATGACCGCGACCTGACTTTCGGCGGCATCCGCCATCTCGCCGCACCCGGCATGATCCCCGCCGCGATCCGCCTGACCGCCGAACTCGCCAACGACAGCGCCGAAGTGCAGGGCGCGCTCAACCACGATTCCATTCGCGAGAGCGAACTGGCTGCCGGGCTGTTCGACGAGGCAGCCATCGCGATCGGCGCGGTCGACTGGACCAGCCTTGATCACCACACACTCTACACCGGCCAGATCGGGCGGATCGAGGACGACCAGACCCAGTTCGCCGCCGAGCTGCGGTCGAGCAAGAGTCTGCTCGAACGGGATCTCGTGCCGCGCACCAGCCCGACCTGCCGTGCCGCGTTCTGCGGCCCCGGCTGCGGGCTTTCGGCGGTGCGCTTTACCTCCTTCGGAGTGCTGGCCGAGACCGATCTCGAGGGCAACCGGGTGCGGATCGCGGGGCTCGATGGCGAGAGGCATGTCGACGGCCACCTGCGCCTGCTGGGTGGGCCGCAAACCGGGCTGGTGTTCGGGATCATTGATGCAAACGGCGAATGGCTGCTGCTCGACCGTCCGCTGGTGGCGGGCACGCCTGTCGGCACGCGGGCCGAGCTTCGCCAAGGCTGCGATCACACCATTGCGACATGCAGCACCCGATTCGGCAATGCCGCCAATTTCCGCGGCGAGCCGTTCCTGCCGGGCAATGATCTCCTCGCCCGCTACGGCCAGCCATGAGTGCGTGCGGAGAGGCGCTGGCCGCTGCCGGGCTGGCGCTGGTGGGCAGCCCGTTCCGGCTGCATGGACGCGATCCGGCCACCGGACTCGATTGTGTCGGGCTGGTTCACGCAGGCCTGCTCGCGGTCGGCGTGCAACCCGTGACCCCGCGCGGTTATGGCCTACGGAATCTGGGTGTCGGACAATGGCTCGGGTTGGCGCAGAATTCCGGGCTCGTGCCGTTCACCGGCCCGCATGCGGCGGGCGACGTTCTGCTGATCGCGCTTGCCCATTGCCAGCATCACCTCGTCATCGTCGCTGGTGAGGGGGACGTGATCCACGCCCATGCCGGGCTGCGCAAGGTGGTGCGTCAGCCGTTCGATCCCGCCTGGCAGGTTTGCGCCCACTGGCGCCTCGCGCCCACAGCGAAAGAGTAATCCCATGGCGACCATCATCCTCACCGCCGTCGGCAGCGCGATCGGCGGGCCGATCGGCGGCTCGATCGGCGCTTTCATCGGCCAGCAGATCGATCAGAGAATCTTCGCGCCGCCCGGACGCGAAGGGCCGCGCCTGCGCGATCTGGCGATCAGCACCTCGAGCTATGGCCAGCCGATCCCGCGCCAGTTCGGAAAGATGCGCGTCGCTGGAAGCATCATCTGGTCGACCGATCTGATCGAGAGCAAGCGCAAGGAAAAGGGGCGCAAGGGCCAGCCTTCGACCACCGTCTACTCCTATTCCGCGTCTTTCGCGGTGGCCCTGTCGAGCACGCCGATTTCCCGTCTCGGTCGGATTTGGGCCGATGGCAACCTGCTGCGCGGGGCGCAGGAGGATCTCAAGGTCGGCGGTGATCTGCGGGTCTATCGCGGCTTCGGCGATGATCCTGTCGACCCGCTGATTGCCGCCGCCAAGGGTGCCGCTGCACCGGCCTTCCGCGACTGTGCCTACGTCGTGTTCGAAAACCTCGAACTGGGCGATTACGGCAACCGCATCCCGGCGCTGAGCTTCGAGATCTTCGCCGATGGCGGCGAGGACAGCGTGTCGCTGGCGCAACTGGTGCCCGCCGCCGCACCGATCGCCGCAGCCGTCCCGCTGGCTCACGCGCGCGGCTTTGCTGACGAGGGCGGCGCGCTTGCCTCGACCCTCTCCGCGATCGATCAGGTGATCCCGCTGGTAGCGATGTCGGGCAGCGAGGGACTGACCGTGGCACCGCGCGATCCGGCGGTCAGCGACATCGTCACCCTGCCGGTCCAGCTCGCCGCCGATGCCAATGCTAAGGACGAAGCGCGTCAGAAGCAACGCGCCGGAATCCCGGCGCGCAGTCCTGCGGCGCTGCGCTATTATGACGAGGAACGCGACTACCAGACGGGGGTGCAGCGGGCATCGGGAACGCGGCAAGCGGGGCGCGAGTTGATGATCGATCTGCCGGCGACTCTCACCGCCAGCGGTGCGCGCCAGCTGGCCAACGACAGCGCCAATCGCGCACGCTGGCAGCACGAAACGGTATCTTGGCGCATTGCCGAGCTCGATCCGCGGATCACCCCCGGCAGCATCGTCCGCCTGCCGGACACGCCCGGGCTATGGCTGCTGCGCAGCTGGGAGTGGATGGACCGCGGCATCGCGCTTGAGCTTGAACGCCTTGCACCCGCTAGTGCGGGTGCCCGCGCCAGCGATCCTGGCGAGAACCTCCCCCCGCGCGATCTGCCGATCCCGCCGACTCGGCTCATTGTCGTCGAGCTGCCGAGCGAGGGCAGCGCCAACGCCGCTACCCCGCAGATCGTCGCTGCCGCCTCGGCCGCGAACTCTGCCTGGCGCGGCGCCGCGCTGTTCGCGGTTCAGGGCAGTGCACTGGTCGATCTGGGCACCACCGGCACCGCGCGGGCGGTGCTGGGAACGCTCGCCGAGCCGCTCGCGCCGTCAGCGGGCTTGCTGTTCGAACCGCAGGCGAGCGTCGTAATTGATCTGGTGGCGGAGGATCTCGATCTGAGCGACACCGACATCGCCGGCCTCGCCAACGGGGCCAACCGCCTGTTGATCGGCGGAGAGCTGGTGCAATTCCTGCGCGCCGATCCCCTTGGCGGCGGGCGCTGGCGGCTGTCGGGGCTGCTGCGGGGGCGGGGGGGGACGGAACCTGTGGCGATGGAAGGCCATCCCGTGCTCACCCCTGCGGTGCTTATCGACGACGCGCTGGTCCCGCTCGACCCGCAATTTGTGCCGCCGCTCGCCTCGTCGCGGGTTGCCGCGATCGGCACGGGCGATGCCGAAACCGTGATCGTCCCGCTCGCCAACCCTGGATTGTCACGCCGCCCGCTGTGCCCCGTGCATCCGCGCCTGTCGCTCGATGCCGACGGGGCATCGCGCTTCGCCTGGACGCGGCGCGCTCGCGGGCAGTGGCGCTGGGAAGACGGCGTCGACGTTCCCCTGATCGAGGAGCGCGAGGCCTACCGCGTGGGATACGGTCCCGTCGATGCGCCCTTGGCGGTGTGGGAGCGCGATACGCCATCGTTCATCCTGTTTGCTGCCGAGCGCAGCGCCGTGCTGAGCGCCCATGGCCCCGGCCTGCTCTGGGTCAGGCAGATCGGCACCTTCGACCTCTCCCCGCCCCTTTTGCTCGCATCCATTGTCTGA